GACGCCGCATACTTAAGACCAGAACCGCCACCCATCTCTTTGGTTGGAACATATGCACCGATAACATCGTAAGTGTGGTTAGTGACAATCATTGGAATGTTTGCTTGACCCAACTTGAGTGTGAGCATTCTGAACGCACCTTTAATAAGTTGGGATTTAGTCATATCCCGAACTTGCTTTTCGTTTAGCGTATCAGTGATCTCTTTCTCAGTGGAAAGCATCCCCAGAGAGTCTAGCACAAACATACAAGGTTTGCGTTCATCACTGGGTTTTTTAAGATAAAGATCAACTGCCTTCAGTGCCTTTTGACGAAACTCTTCGACAGTAACAACATTGACAACAGCAAGACGTTGAAGATCTATCCCACGACTTGCGAGTAGAGATTTGTTAACAGCGGCTTCAGTGTCAAAATATAAGCAATACCCATCAGGGTTAGAATCAAGGAAATTTTTGACAACGGCGAGAGAGAAGAAAGTTTTTCCAGTAGAAGACTCCCCAGCAATGGCAGTAATCTTATTCCCAGATACGCCACCAAATATGCTACCTGAAACCAATGCGTTAAAGATGTACGAACCCGTATCAACATAGTGTTCAGTATCGTCAATATCGGATGCGAGTTTTGTGTAGTCATCCCCAATCTCTTTTACAATCTCTTTTAAAAAATCCATTACAGTACAAATCCAAATTCTTCACGGGCAATTTTTTTGTAAGGTCCGCCTGGGTTAGCATCACGGATATCCTTAATCTTCTTGAGTTTTTGATATAAAGAAGTGTCTCCTCCAAGAAGAAGAGCACTTATAATAGTGGCAAGTTCTTTGTCGCTGATAGGTAGGTCCATTTAACCGAAAAATAATTCCAAGTTTACAGTTTTTTCTACATTCCACCCAATTGCATCTAAGATCGACTTGAGAGGTTCGACAAAACTCTTTTCAAATTGTAGGTCATAGTCCACATACTTGTCAAGGTCGAGTTCCCGTGGAAAATCCTGGATGAATGAGATAACATTCTCCCGAATAATATTGGGTTTCTTCAAATACAGGAATTTGATTTTTTCCCCGTTATTGATGAGTGAATATTTATTCGTCAAATTCTTCTCCTTAATATAATGATTAAAGAGGAGAGCACCACGACAATGAATCGGAGTTCCCTTTGCATAGATTGACGAGTAAGAACGGTATTTTACCACATCTGAGACTGATCTAGGGAAGGCAATTTCTTCAGGAGGAAGTTTTTTAAAATCAGCACGACACTTATCAATGTACTTAATAACATCTTCTTCAGTGCCGTTCATCATCAGTTTGAGACCATCCTTAATCATCGTGCGACAAGGTGCTGGTGTTGAGGATTTGACTGCCTCAATGCCCATCATCTTCAGTTTAGGTTCATCGTAACGAACACCTTCACTGTCCCACACATTAAGAATGTATCGCTTCTTAGCGGTCCAGATACCACGTTCAGCGATGTTCTCTCGCTTCATCTGCATCTTCTGGTCATAAGCATTCACATACGTTGCCAGTTCTTCGTAGCAACGGTCAATATACTTTTCAAGTTCCATCTCACAGACCTTATTAAGGAACGTGACAATGCCTTCAGTAGTTTTCTCTCTTCCCGAGTATACACTTTCAACCAGAGGACCCAAGTTAAGATAAATGGAATCAGTATCAGAAGCAATAACATAATCAACATCATTTGTTTTCAAGATCTTATTGATCTTTTGATTCATCTTATTCTCAATCCAACGGATTGAGACTTGACCTGAGAGGGTGATTGCTTCAGCATTAGCAAGTTTATAATAGCGAAAGTATTGATTGCCAATAGCACCATAAGCAGAGTTGAGTTGGATTTTACGCGCCATTTGGATGTTATTACATCTGGCGATTTCCTTCTCAAGTGTTTTAGTTGGAGTCTTTTCATACTGTTGTTTCGCTTGCAACATCTTCTTTTTATAGACGGTTCGATCCTTATAGATCTTATCCATCAACTCAGGAAGAAATCCTCTCTTATCTTTCCGATACATGGAACCATTAGCACAAACAGCATTATCGCTGTACAGTTCAAAGTTTATCTCTTGATTAAGGATTCTATCAACCGTAGCTGATGGGTGTCGCTCCTCAAGTAACGTCTCTGGAGAGATGTTGTATTGCATAATAAGATGAGGGTAGAGAGAGTTAAGGTCAAAAGACACAACCCAATCATACTTTCCCGGAACCGGTTCCTTGACATATGCACCTGCATACTTAGAGTCTTTATCAGAACGAACGATAGGAGGGATTACAATGTTTCTTTTTTTAAGGTAATTGTAGATAATCGTATCCCACATACGAACTTGAGAGAATACATCTGCATAGTTCGCTTTAGCATCGTATGCCATAACGATTGCCAATTCAATCAGTTTCATCTTGTCTTCCATACGGTCAACAAGTTCCACGTCAATAATGTTATATTCTACAAACTTTTGCCATCCGTTTGTATAGAAGTCCTTAAAGGTATCAAACTCAGAGTGATCTAGTTTCTTCTGTCCAAGTTCGACACTCGCAATATAATCCAGACGATAGGACTCTTGCGCTTTGTACGTAAACTTCTTATAAAGATTTAGGTAATCAAGTTGTGTAATACCACCAACATCATAGGAAATATGTTTACGACCCATAATAATAGTCTCACGTTCAGTCACCAAACCCCAAGGTGAAATACGCTTCATCAACTTCTCACCCAAGATCCTATCGATACGACGTACAAGATACGGCATATCATACAGTTCACTATTCCAACCAGTAACAACTTCAGGAGTATTATCTTCAATCATCCACCAATTGATGAAGTCATTTAGAAGTTCATACTCAGTTCTAAACTGCTTGTAGATAACATTCTGTTGCTTGTTATTAAAGGGTCCTTGCCCCCAAGTGCGGATCTGTTTGGTAGTGTAATCCTGCACCGTAATGAGAAGAACTTCCTCTGCAGCAGATTCAACATCAGGGAATCCGTTTTCTGCTTTAACCTCAATATCGATCGTTGAGATCTTGATTTTATTAGTATCAAATTTAATCTCATCTTCAGGATACTTTTCAGAAATATACTGATAAATGTACCTGTCGTTTCCGTAGATCTTGAAGTTATCTACGCCATCATATCGCTTGATAAACTCACGACAATCACGAACAGTTCCAGGTTCAATTGATTGAACATAATCACCTTCAAGGGTTTTGTATTTGGTTTTTCCTTTTGCTTCAACAAAAAGGGTCGGATAAAACTTCTCCCGAGTCATAAAATGTTGACCATTTTCATAACCACGGACCAAGAAGTGATTCCCGACCATTTGGACGTTCGTGTAAAATCTCATTCTGTAAGTTTTAAGTACGCTTCAACGACTTCTGGAGTTGGATCTGCAATAGTCAAAATATCACTAGATCGTATCATATATTCAGTTTGTCCTGATGCTTCAACCCAAGGTTTCATATCATCAACACCTAAAAATTTCATAGGTTTGATCAATCTGCAATCTGGATCTCCTATTGTAGCATCCAATTCTTCTACTTCACTGATTAGAACTGTATCAATTCCAACCAATAAACATTTGATGTTCTCAGCCATTTACAACCTCCGTTTCAGACACTGGTACAGGATTAACTTTACTATCATACATTTCTAGCACACTATCTAGAGGATCGCAAATAGTTGCAACAATATCAATAGTTACAACAAATTCTTTATTTTTTGAAAGAATCATCCAAGGTCGAAGAATAACATCCAACTCATAATTATCAGATCCTCCACTTTCCATCAAGAGAGTTTTTTCTTGAGATTCGACGACTTGAGGTTGAGTCAGCATATAACCACGAACTTGTTCTTCCTGAACAACCTCTTTAGCATCAGCAATCAAGGTCTCCCCAGTTTTGAGGAGAATCATTTTGACAGTCATAGTTTATTGTTTCCTTCAACTATTATACCAAGAAAAAAGAGGGGCGTCAACTGGATTGTGCCAGTTGCCCCTCTGCGGCGACGATAT